GGGTTTGTCTCCGTGCTGTTCTGCCATGTGCTTCATGGATTTAAGTGATCGCTTTAAATATTTAAACTGGGAATCTGGATTGTCTGTTAATTCCATCCAGGTAAATTCTTTAGTAAAGTGTTTTGTGATTGCGTCGCATTGCCATGAAATACGCCCAAGCTGATCGTCTATCTTGAGTTTTATTTTTTCTATCGTGCGATCTCGCATAAAGATCGTCGTCTGCAGATTCTGAATCATTTGATTCTTCTCAGTCAGCTCATGCTGCAATGCTCTGATTTTGTTCTTTTTGGCCGTCATAATCGGTACCCAGATCCGTTAGTAATACACGAAGTATAGCAAGGATTTTAGCAGAAATCAATCGTCATTTCTGGAATTAATGAGCAATTTGAGTGTTATGAAAGGATATTCGTCGCTGCTGTTGAGTGTTGCATCATGGGGTTTGGTTTTGCGATCATCCTCTAAGAACTTACCAACTGCTTCAAGTTCATCGCTGGAAAGGGTCTTATCTGAATACAACCACAGATCAACTAGGTTTGCAAAACCACCATGTTTAATGAGTAGCATTGTGACCATCTGGTCTTGATCCTTAGTCATGTTTATCCCCGCTCTTGATCTGAGTGCGCTTACAGCGGTTACGATAGCATACTTTTTTGGTAAAGTCAATACTTAACTTCAGATCCGATTAAATTTAAATTAGGGAATCTGGACCTAACGTACTTCTCCAGGAACTCGTTCTCCTCTTTGCTAAAATCCAACGGACTGGTTAACCACGTTAACATGGCCATGTCTAGGGTCTTGTATTTAAGAACAAGAAAGGTTTCTAGTTGTTGATCAACTTCGGCGTCTACCATTTATCCAAGTCTGATTTTAATGTAACGTGAATTGGCAACAAAGCTGCATCTTTAGTCATGTGTTCTATTACTCGTTTAGCAAGTTCGGAGATTGTTGGGTCTGGATCATCTTTAAAGATATTAAGGTATTGGCCATTCCTTACCATTACTAACTTTTTGTCAAACGGCAACGAGTAGTATTTAATATAATCAAATACGTTTGGATCAGAGTGGGTCATACATCTCTATCTTGAACCCTTTACCAGCGGCCCTCATTTTATCATCCCATTTATTAACGAATTGCACTTCATCAGCAGTTAGCCCGTGCTCTTTATCGCCGGGGGTATTAAACCAATGCCTAAAAGCATTAGCAATAGTGCCGTGCTTTAATTTTAACATTACTTCAGTCTTTGATTTTGACATTTGTATTACTTGTAGTTTCCATTAAATTAATTTCAAGTATTCTATTTTCTGCAGGGATAAACTTATCACCCGACCAAAATGCTTCGTTGAGATTGCCGTACTTTAAAATCATAATGATTTTAAGTTGTGTCTGTTCGTGCGTCATCATGCTTTCATTCTTTGCCATGTTAATTCCTTCTCAAATGCATGTTGGAACAACTCTGAATACTGTGTGTATATCTTATCGTCAATTTTAAAATCATAGATATGAAAATCCAGCGGTGTGATATTTAGCGGCCGATCAAATGACATCCAGTAGTTTGTGTCAGCTTTATCTCGTGCGTATATCATGCCCAGCTCAACTTAAATAATATTGCGTCTGCTTCGTACTCAAACCACCATGGACAAGTAGTATACGATGAAAAGCTCGCACTCCAGTGATAAAACTTACCATCTGATTCTTGAGCTTTGCACCATGCAACCTTATCATCAAGCGAAACCGTTTTTTGCACTTCAACTAAGTGATATTCATCACAAGAATTAAATTGGAATTCAGTAAGTATCATTTTGTTAGCTTTCTCATAAATTCTGCTTGCTTACATGCGCTCCGAAACTCTTCACTATCCTTTTCGTATACTACATTAAATATCCTGTACATGTAATAGGAAAAGTCAAAATCCCAATCATTAGTTTTAAATCGTGATACAGGGCGCCAGTGATTACCGAAGGCTTTTGGGTTTGCATACTTATATTCGATCATATCGGTACTCTTGTGTGACTACGGGCTACGCAATCGTTAACTAGCGTAGCACGAAAAAGACCGCTTTGTCAATCTTACCGTTTTGGTTGCTTTTTTGAGTAAAAAGATGTACACTCAACTGGCGTAAGCGTTACGAAGACAAGCGATCACGAGCAGAATGTAACGGAGTGACAACGTAGATACATGAAGTGAGTCATCACTTGTTGAGTTGCCAGGGCGTCTATTGCTTACTAAATCATAAATCAATTTCCCCGTAAACATTGACTTTTAGCTGTATTCCAGCTAAACTCACCCTGCGTTTCGCGTGTGAAGATACACGTGGTATTAGACGAAGTCTTCAGGATACGAAGTAGATTGGTATCGAGCGATACATACAGGGTAGATTATGAAACTAATAATAGCAGGTAGTAGACACTTAACAGATATCGATAGTGAAGGCATTCAAGCCTTTATTAACTTTCTAGGAATCGAAAACATAACCGAAGTTGTATGTGGTTGTGCTAGAGGCATTGATACTGCTGGCGAGCTGTGGGCTAAAGAGAATAACATTCCAGTAAAGCCGTTTCCTGCAGAGTGGGATCTATACGGCAAACCCGCTGGACATATACGCAATAAACAAATGGCAGAATACGGTGACGAGCTGTTAATAATTTGGAACGGCAAATCCAAGGGTTCGTTTAACATGAAACAGAATATGGAAAAGCTAGATAAACCTGTACACGAAGGAACGTTTTAATAGTACCAAATTGATTGCTTTCTTGCATGAAAACATATAAACTCAATCTGTCCAAGCAAACGAAGACAGACACTCCGTGAGTGGCTATCTCGTAATACAGAGCCAGTAACTAATTCTAAAATACAATGACAGATAGAGAGAAATGGAAAGAATTCCTAAGGTTGAAATATCCAACAGTTGATGAACTAACGGAAGAATTCGACGATGCGGAGATTTCATATTTTGATTGCAAGGACCAATATCTTGCTTACAACGAACTCTATTCAGAATACATGAACGAATAACAAGTCAAAAAAAAGCACTCCGAAGAGTGCTTTTGATTTTGTTACATCTTTAAAACAGCTATTAGCTGAATGAAAGATTACTAACTGCAACTTCACCTAAGTAGTCGCCTGCATTACCGAAAGATGATGCAGTGTTGGTCAATTCAACATAACCATATCTGGTCATGAAGCTTACAACTGGTTCGAACGTACTTGGATCAAGTACAACACCTGAACTCATTAAAGGAATGTAAGGACAGTAGAACGCTGGTGCGTCTGCTTCGCTTGATCCCTTATAACCAATTAGTACTGGAGTAGAGTCGGATGCATATGAATCAACATAAATCTTCATTGCTGAGTTCAATGTGCCAACAAACTTAGTATTAGTTGGTGCTTCAAATGTACCTTCAGTTGTACGTGCAAATGCAGAGGTAGTAGCTGACTGTAATACAGTTAAAGAAGCTGGTGAAACAACTGCATAGTTACCTGCGCCACGACGTGTACGTTGTGCGATAAGGTTAGCTGTACGGTTGATAAGAACTGCTAATGCAGCATGTTCGTCGCCTACAAATGTGGCAGTACCAGAAACTAGTGACTGATCATATGTAAACTCTGTGCTTGCAAGTGAACGCAAAGAAAGAAGAATTTCTTGATCAATTTCAGCGGTAATTTCTTGCGCTAAAGCTGCCATGATTTCTGCTTCTACGTCGATACCGTGCATAGACTGTGCGTCCTGTGCGGCTTCAAAAGTCCAACGTGCTTGCAATTTACGTGTCTTAGCTTCAACAGCCTGTTTCAAGATCTGTACGCTAATGTTACGTCCACCAGTACCTTCCATTCCTGCTGTAGCTGCTGCGCGGTAGTCGGCCTGTGCTGCGCCATTACCAGCAGAATATGCTTGAGCAATTTTGAAAGGACTCAGTGCTTCGTCGCCAGCTGCTGTACTAGTAGCTGCGGCACTTGAGTCTGTCATTGTAGTTCCATAACGAACGCGCAATGTGTGGATTTGACTTACTGGGCCAGCCATAGGCTGAACACCGACCAATTCGTTAGCAATAACGGTTGGCATAATGTTGCAACGTTACCAGCGGCAGTAGCGCCACTTGTTGCAGATTCTGCTAAGTGGTTACGAGTGTTTTCTAAAATAACGCTCATTGTAGAACGTTTTGTACCGTCTAGACCTTCAAGCAATGCTTCTTTGGTCTCACCCCAACGGCTTTCTAATAGTGCTTGTGACATTATATATCTCCTGTTTTACACTTTATTTTAAGCCAGCTAATTTCTTAATGTCAACGATATTGCTATCATTTTCATTAGTCTTGTTAGTAGCTTTATCACCAGTTACTGCTTTACGGCTTTCTGTAACTACTCTCTTTTTACGAGGAGTAACGTCATTGGCTTTATTAGCAAGTACCGCTGGTAGATATTTCTCGAAAGTATTCTCTAAACGACTTGTTTGAACACTTTCTAATAAGTTCTGCATGATTTCGCGCTTGTCTGCGTTAAGTGGCGCTAACAAATCTGTCATAGCCTCTTCACGTTGATTGCTCTCTTTAATCATACGAATCTCTCTGTTTTTACTTTCTGTAAGAGTTTCTGCTTTTGTTACTTTTGCTACAGACTCTGTTAGCTCTGCATCTTTAGCTTCAATTGCATCTTTCAACTTACGAATCTCTGCATTTTCATTTAAGTGTGTTGATGTAAACTCACTTGAGAATGCTTCGAATATTTGACGACCAAAAGCGTTCTCGCGAGCGGCTTTTATGTCTTCTTGTAACGCTGTCAACTCTGTTGATAGTTTTGACTTAACATGGTCTCGAACTTTAGATGCGCTTTCTTTTACAAAACGTTTCTTAAGTGTTTCCAGTTGATCACGTGCTTCTGCAACAAGTTTAACCTTAGTTTCCACTACGTCTTTCTTGTCTTGAGCAAACTCACGAACTTCTTTTGCTAACTGTTTAGCAACAAAAGATTCAACTGCATCTAAACCTTCACTTTGGATTTTGCGGTCCTTACGAAGTTCTTTAATCTCTTCAGCTAATTTAGCTGTCATGAAATTATTAAACTTAGCACCGTTTTCAGTCATTTGCTTGTTGAACATAACGCGATCTTCTGCTAATGCAGCTTTCTCTTCCTTAAATTCAACAATCTCAGCTTCTAAACCTTCAGTAACCATCTTATCAAGAGCTTCTACCATCACTGTTTTATCGTGATCATAA